AAATGCTTCGTTAAGTGCTATTTGCACAGGAGATAAACCAACAATAGCACCAGCTAAAGCATTTACTTTTGTTCTGGCTTGATCTATTCCTTTGTTGTATTTATCTAGTGACTGCCTTGCCTGTTCCATAGTTCCAAAGTTGCTTTTTACAGCTAAATCTAAAAGATTAAAAGCGTTTACCCATCCAGCTATAGCAGTAGATATAACCCCAGCCATCACATCAAAAGCTTTTACCACATTTGCTACTACTCTTTGCATAGTTGATAATGTCTCATTAGCTCCATTTGTATTAGCCACAAAAGCTATAAACTGTTCTGATACTACTTTTATAGCTGGTGCTATAGCGGTAGCCATAAGGTTTTTATATACCTGTCCTACTTTGCTAGCTCTGTTCATGCTGTCATTAGCCTGTTCCATCTTGGCTATCATATCGCGCGATAATACAAACCCTAACTTTTGTGCTTCTTGCTGGTATCTGTTTAAACCATCAGCGCCACCCTGTAGCATGTTAAGAAGTTTTACGCCCTCGCTGTCAAATAGTTTCATAGCTAAGCGCACTTGGTCGGCTTCGCTTTGTACACCACTTAACGCATCTGCCAATACTCCTAGCTGTTCGTTTAATGTCATCTTTGTTAGTTTATCGGCTTCTATTCCCATCTCTTTTAAAGCTTTAACCGCTTCGCCTGTACCCTCACCAGCTTCACTAATACGCCTAGTCATACGCTGTAAAGCCATCTCTAAAGTAGCCATGCTTACGCCTGACTGTTCAGCGCCAAACTGTAAGCCCTGTAGATGTTCTACAGTTAAACCTAGTCTATCCGCAGTCTTACCTAGTGCATCATTTAGTTTTAAAGTATTGTTTATCATACCTGTAAACTGTCTTATAGCAAATGCACCAGCTAAAGCTACTCCAACTTTTTTAAAAGTGCTGGTCATAGTGTCGAATTTTTTATTAATGGTGTTTACTTGTTTGTTTAGTGTAGCTGTCTGTAACTCTAAGTTTATCAGTAAACTACCTAATGATGATTTTTTAGCCATGTTACAACCTCGTTAATTCTGTACTTAAAGATGCTACTAGATTATTAGTTTCCACAGTCTGCTATATTTTCTAGCACCGCTTACACCACCCCAGCTTGCGCCTTTTTTAGTTCCGCTTCTGCGCCCTGTTTCATTTGGAGACATAAATATATAAAAGCCTAAGCCTCTTACAAGTACACCGCGCCCTACTGTATCGCGCTTACCTGTATTTCTCACACTAAAAGAGCGTTTTAGAAAACCGCTACCAGATGTTTTAGCAAACTTGTTTTTATGTTTTCTTTTACCTTTTGGCGTTATGGCTTTGAATTGGTTTTTAAGCTTTTGAGCTTCTGGATCAATAGTAGAGCGTATAGCTTTTTTTTGTAATTTAGCTGGCATAGCTTTTAGTTTATCTTTAATAGCTTTAACACTTCTGCTATCTAGTTTTAACTTTATCATGCTATCCCTTTACTAAATGTTTAAAACTCTCTATATCACTTTTTGGTTTATCTTCTTTTGGCGTATTCTTAATCTTAAAATAACTAGCCCATAATGTAATCTCACTAGCTGGTAGCATCCTTACACTCTGTAGGCTCATGCCTAATACTTCCCCTATATGTAACAGAAGAAATAAAAAGTTGTTTTCCCTTAGTTTCCCTCAGATGCACCTAGCGCGCCATCGCCCATGCCGTTAAGCTCTAATATCTCATTAAATAAAAGCTCAGTAATTTTACTAGGCATCTGTGAGATTTTACCTACTTCATCATCGCCAAACATTCTACCACCCTCAGCTGTGATAACAGATATAGATATAAGCTTTGCTTTCATGTTTTTAGCACCGCCCTTTTGCATGTTCATAGCCATTAACTCAAAATTCTCCCTATCAGATGTAGTAAATTCTTTTATAGTTACTTCTCCTGTAGGTAGTTCTACAATCTTTTGAGCTAATCCCAGCCCTAATAAATCTTCTTTATTTAACATGTGTTTCCTTTAAGTTTTTTTAGTTTAGCACTAATGTCAATACCCTTTTATTAAGGGTATTGGATTAAAGCTAACTCCAAATAAATTTAGAAGCTTTAGATTGTACCATACCTGTTAGTATAGTATCTGGTGCTGGATCGCTTAATGTAAACCCACTCATAGCTATATCAAAATCAGCAGTAGCAACGCCACCACTAAAGATAATTCTAGCTTTACGAGTTTCGCCAGCCTGTGCGCTGTTGATAAAGTTAGTTTGATTAGTAGTAGGACTGTATAAAAAACTTACTGTTAAGTCTGGTGCATCTGCCAAACCAGCGATATATGTCTTAGCGCAGTCTTTTACTGTCGTACTATCTAAAAATGTACCTACTTGACCTATCTCGCCACCAAATGAAGTTACATCCTCTACCTCTATATAAGTTCCACTACCTACAGCATCTTCTATATAAAATGTAGTATCACATGATAAATGTATATTTTCCTGTGCCATGTTTTACCTTTCAAAAATTGAATAATCTAGGGCTACACTATAACTATCTACAGGCTCGCTAATGTACTCATTAGTTTTGCTTGTAAATGTAGCGCCCATTATGTTTAGCTCAACTGAGCATCCTAAAATATCTATAACCTCTTTTGCTAGCGTTTCCGCTTTATCGTACTCATCACTATATACTGTAACAGTTATAAAGTTTTCACTATAAGCAATTCTACCAGATATAGCCTTAGTAGTTTCAACACTATCTATGCTATAAGTGATAAAAGGTAACTTTGCGCCTAGCGGTGCGTTGAGCGGATATGTTTTAGCAATAGGCTTTAATGTCTTAAATAAGTATTCTGATACAGTCATTATATTAATTCCTCGCACATAAGCTGTAGTGAGCGCCCATTATCAAACTCTAACACTCCCATAACTTTATATGTTCTGCCCATGCTTCTGACTTCATCGCCCATCAGCACCCTTTGGTTAGGTCTGCGCATAACTATTTTAACCGTAGTCTGCATAGTTTCAGCGCCACCCTCTATAAACTCTTTACCACTAACTGTAGTAATTCCTACTCTGGCAGATAATATACTCTCGTAGTCTGTAGTATCTGCACCTGTTAAAGTATTAGTAGTTATCTCTCTAACTAAAACGGCTGGATACCTGAGTTTACCGCCACGCATCTTAACCCACCTGTGGGCGCATATAAGGCTCTAAAAGAAACTTAACGCCATTAGGTAAATCATTTACGCTTAAACCTGTTACTGCACTCTCTCTATTTTCATAGTAAGTACCACATAATAATAATCTAGCCTGATCTATAGGTGCTTCAAGGGCATTTAAGCCTGTATTCCATTCTATAGATACATCTGCGTTATCATCTACAGTAACAGTATCCACAAAGACAATTACTATATAGCCATTTATATAGCTATAGTGGTTTTTATCTAAAGTGTATTGGCTAAGAGGCTTTACTACTGTAGTGGTATCTACTGTACCTACTTTGTACTTTATGGTTACATCTCCTAAAGGTTTATATGTTAAATCTGTAGTAAGTCCAATAGGTAGATAACCATCTATAAACTGTCCTATATTTTCAACATTCAAACGCTCCAAAAGATTATCTCTACAGTAGTTTTCACTAGCTAACAAAGATACATCTATATATGCTTCTAGCATAGTATCATCTTCTGCAAAATCAATATTTAGATGTTTTTTAACTCTCTCTAAATCTAGTGTATCAGTTCCACTTACTGTAGTTATAATCATAATTAACCTTTCGCTACGCCTAAGTTATTTATAGCAACTTTAATAACAGTAGTGCTAATAAAATAACCAAATACCGCTACTTCATCAGTAGATACTAAATCGCCAATAGGTGCTAAAGCACCAGCAGTTTGTGACATTACCACAGCATCGCCAGCAGTACCTACAGCACTTACAGTAAGATGTCCACCTGAGATAATATCTATTGGCTGTCCAGCAGTAGCATCATTAAGTGCTGTACCTGTGATAAAATCTCTATCAGTATTACTAGCATCGCTTATATATGCTTTACTGTCTGTAGCATCTAAAGCTACACTTTGTCCAGCTACAATAGTACCGCCAGCAGTTAGTTTTCTAACTACAGGTTTTACATTGTCTACTATCACACCAACTACATCGGCTGGTGTTATTGTATAATTAGCCATTATTTAGCCTTTGCATCCGCTTTAGCTTTTGCTCTAGCTTCTAAAACTTTTTTAGATGCTTCTATCTGCTTTTTAGCATCTGCTGTATATTCAGCTTTACCATCTTTTACAAGTTTCTCAGCATCTACACCGCGCATATCTACTACCTGTCCTTTTTTAAGTGAGTGTGAAGTAGTATAACATTTTTCTAAGATTTTAATTTCCATAATTTACCTTTCTTTATCAGTAAAAGCTATTAAGCTTTTACTGTCATTTTACTAAATGCTGGGTTAGCGCTAACAGGTTTACCATCTAAACGAGTAGTAGCAGTCCATAAAACCTCATCAGTTAAAGAGTATAAAGTATCATTTCTTTTTACTGTGATGTTACGAATATTTCTAATCCAATAATTTTTAGGGTTACCAAAAATCATAGGTACATCGCCTGTAGATGTAGGATCGCCCAGTTCTAAGTTAATTCTAACAGGGTAACCATAAAGCGTAGTTAAAGTGCCATTAGCTTGCGTAGCACTTGCTTGTACTTGCAATAATGGTCTACCTGTAGTATCTTTCCACGCATCCATAGCTTTACGCTCTGTATCTGATACATAAAATACACCACCAATACGCATAGACGGGGTAAGTGCATAGATTAGCTCTAGTGCATCATCTTCATCTACTACTAAAGTTACAGCCGATGTTTTAGCTACTGTAGCTGGATCTGCAATAATTCCCATAGGTTTACCTGAGCCATCGCCATTAATAAAAGCACTTTCAAAAGTACGAGCTAAACGCACACCTAAAGACTGTGCTATATAAGTTTCGATATCAAAAAACGCATCTTCTAAAAGTTCTGTAGTAACTACTATAGCTGTCGCTACTTTGTAAGCTTTCATAGTTGTATTACCTGTTACGAAATCGGCTGGCGTAATAGCTCCACTTTCAGCAGTCCACGCACCAGCATTACCTGTATCATCAGAAGTAGGGATAATTAAATCTCCATGATTAGCAGTAGTGATAACATTAGCATCACTAAAAAGCATACCATATTCTAGTACTTTATCTAATAGAGTTTTATAAAACTCATCAGGTACAAGTTCTAAACCCTCTGTAGCAGTTGTTTTATTCATAATACGCTTTTCAAACTCAGCATTATCAATCTGACCTCTTAAATACTGTTCAAAAGAGCTTCTAAATTCAGATTTAACATTAGCTTGTTTTTCAGCTACAGGCTTACCATTTAGAATAGCAATGCTTCTAACTTCCTCAATAGCTTTGATCTGTAGATCAAGCTGTGCAATATCATCTTTAAAAGATTGAATACTAGCCAATGCAGTTTCATCCATATTATTAGCGCGTTCTTCTACTAGCGCACCCATGTTTTTAAGTGCTTGCGCTCTTAACTCTAATAATTCTTTTAATGTTTTCATTTTTGTACTTCCTCTAAAAGTTGTTTAGCTTTTTCAGCTAAAGGATTATTAAGTAGCTCGGCTACCTCTTTTTTACATGTTCTACACTCTGTAAGATGCTCCATAGTTCTGGCATCTACTTCTGTAGCCTCATAAGCTGGAAACGGTACTACTGAAATCTCCAATAGTTCGCCTATCTGTCCTATATGTCTAGTAATAGGCTCGGCTGTCATATTCCATTTGTCGCTATCAACTGTAAAGCCAAAACTCATACCGTTAATATCTCCACGCTTTACAAGCTCATGCACCTCTCGCGCTTTTACTGTATCTGGTAAATCTACATTAAATCTTAAACCTTTTTCAGTCACAGATAGTGTAAGTGTATTACTGCGTGTATTTCCTAGAACATAATCGCTATTATGATTATATAGCATAAAAACATTATTCATCTTTACACCATCAAAAGCGCCACGCTCTATGTACTCTACAAATTCCCCATATAATAAACCGCTTGGCTCTCCAAACCTAACAGCATAACCGCTAAGTGCTAGTTTATTATTATCAGCTCTACACTCAATATCTTTTAACTCTAAG